TTTAACACAGAGAGCATTTTCTGACACCTATAAAACTTCTTCATATATGTTTTTTGAAACTACAAAAGATTATCAATTCAAACCTTTAGAATATTATACGCAACAGGAACCTAAAAACTCATTTACTGTGGGCGATATGCCAAATAATACTCTCGACCCAAATGTTTCAAATAAACAAATCATAAATTATAGTTTCGATTCTGCCTTTTCGGTAATTGACAACATAACAAATGGTATGTATAATACTAAACTGCACACGATAGATCTTATGACTAGACAGAAAAAGGAACATGTTCATTCTTATTGGGAAGATAATGATAAATATCAATACATGAATGATGGGCCTATACACGATGTTACTGGCGAGGGACGACAATACAAACCGGAAACCTTATACATCCAACCAGAAATAGAAATACAATCAGGATCGCCTATGTTTAATATGGAAAAGATTTTTCTTCAAAGAGTATTTTTTCAACAACTAATGAGGAATATTAAAAGTAGAATTACTATATTTGGAGATCATAAATTGACTGTTGGTGACATGATAGAATTGCAAATACCTTCGTATAGCACCACCGACCCAGACGAAACTAACGATTATTATAGTGGAAAATATCTTATCACTGCAATTCAGCATAGGATATTACTTGGAAAATATGAACAAGACTTGGAATTGGTAAAAGATTCTTTCAACACAGAGTTGCCGAAAGAAAAACCAGTGCCATTAGGTGATGTCAAGTCGTTGGGAAGAGCAAAATGAGTTATTTTACGGGACGCGAAGGTTTGACGTGGTGGCAAGGAATTATTGAGGATGTCGTCGATCCAGAAGCCTTAGGTAGAGTCCGAGTTAGAATTTTTGGTTGGCACACAGACGATAAATCCGAATTGCCTACAAACCAACTTCCTTGGTGTGCAGCACTTATGCCAATTACTTCTGCTGCCATTTCTGGTATAGGACAATCGCCAACAGGTGCGCTTCCAGGCTCTTGGGTTATGGGATTTTTTAGAGATGGGGAGATGGGGCAGGACGCAATTATTTGGGGTACTGTTTATGGAAAGCCCGGGCCCAATTCTACAGGGTCCGGTGATGGACTCTATCCATCGACTGATGAGAGGACGCCTGGAGCGTCCACACAGGGCGAGGCAGATGTGAACAGACATGCTCGCGGTGTTGGTGTTGATACAGGTGCTGGTGATAATGCAGGCGCTGGACAGGGCACAGCACAACATTCAAATCATGGTAAGGCCATGAACGAGGGCGAAGTTGCCGACGATGCAACAAACCGCGAAAGACTTTCAAAAATTACAACTAAAAATGGTAAGAGCACATATATTGCAACTGCATATGCAGATAACTTTCAGGCGTTTATCAATGAATTTGAAAAAACCCCAGCACCAAACCATCCCGATGGATATACAATTTACAGTATAGGTGGTTATGTGCATAGGAAGAGCGCGGCCGGAACTGGTGCTTGGAGTTATCATGCATCTGGTGCTGCGATTGATATCAACCCAAAGGAAAACCCATATAGTAACACTTTTATTTCGGACATGCCGCAAAACTCTTCAGCGATTGCGGCAAAATATGGCCTCGGTTGGGGCGGTGATTGGAACAGTAAAAAAGATGCAATGCACTTTAGTATGGCATCCGGAGAACGTGGTTCGGTAAAATTAAAAAGAAATGGTGTTGTACCAGATCCCGCTACGGGGGCACAAACTCCGTCAAATCCCAATGCGGCAAGTAGTGAAACGAGTTCACAAAAATATGGCCATCCGTCAGGTGGTACAGCGCCATCACCAACACCACAGGGTGCTCCACCACCCTCTGCCGATATTGATGAATGGATACCCACAAACTCCTATAATGAGGGAGACTATGTTAGGACTCCGGCACTAACGGAGGAACAAAAAAAGAATCAGGGCGAGGGCGGCCCACCTTGGACTGTTAGAAGTGGAACGATCTCTGCCGCGGCGACACTAGGAATTTCTGCACTCGACCTCGGTACTGTTATGTCTTATGAAACTGGTGGCACTCTTGATCCGCAGAAAAAAGGCCCGACTACAAAATGGGGAACACATCGCGGATATATCCAATTCGGAGAACCGCAGGCAGAAGAGCACGGTGTCGATTTTAGCACAAAACAAAGGGCGATTGATTCTCAACTAGGACCATCCGGCGCTGTTGTAAAATATTTAAGGGCTCATGGTGTGAAATCTGGTATGGGTAGATTAGAAGTCTATTCTGCAATTAATGCCGGTGGTGTTGGTGAGAAATATTATGGTAGGTCTGATGCTGGAGCTGGGGGCGCAAAAGGTACAGTTAGGGATAAAGTCAATAACCAAATGGACGGACATGAAACTAATGCCCGCAGAATGTTAAAAGGTGCCGATGGCTCTGCATTTATCGAACAGACAGTCTTCAGAGCAACGGTAGCAGGGACATCTGGCGATGATGGTGGTCCCAAGACTTCAAACCTAACCGATGGTGGGGTGGTGTGGGAAAAAGCACCAGATTCTATACAGGATTCGTCTAGTCAAGCGCAGAAGGATGCCGCAGAGGCCGCTGGCCAGACAACTACAGATGGTTATACTAACGCACCGCAGGGCACTGGTGGTAGCGGCACCCAACCACCAAAGCCACATGCCGTACAAGAAAAAAATAAAACTCAAGTGACTACGGAATTGTTTTCAGAGCCTGCAGCTCCATTCGCGGCCGAATATCCGTATAATAAAGTTTTATTTACCGAAAGTGGCCACCTTCAGGAATTCGATGACACTCCAGGCGGTGAAAGAATAAACACTGAACATAGAACCGGTACATTTCAAGAAATGCACCCTGATGGTTCGATGGTTACGAAAGTGACTAAAGACAATTATGAGATCGTTTTTGGTAATGATAACATATATGTGCGTGGTACACTAAATATTGTTGTCGATAAAGATGTTAATATTAAAATATCGGGTGCAGTGAATGCAGACATTGGAAAGTCCCTTGATACTAAGAGTGGTGGCAACACTACTATAAAGGCACCCCGAATAGATTTAAACCCATAGGAAATTAAAATGACCGATCACGCAATTACTCATAAAGATTTTGATTTTAAATTTACCAAGAGGCAACTTATTGGTAAAAAAACTGATATCAGAACATTAATTGATAATACAAGAAGATCTCGATTTCCTGTTATCGAACAAAGTATCGCAAATATTATTTTGACCAACAAAGGTGAAAGGCCTTTCGACCCTTCGTTTGGCGGAAATATTTACCATTCTTTGTTTGAACAAATTCCATTTTTCGGAGCTGGCACCAGCGCATTGGAAATAAATATAACTGAGAGAATCAAAGCGGCATTGAATAATTATGAACCAAGAATTTTGGTTTTGGGTGTGAGTCTAACGCCAGACAAAGACTCCATGTCTTTAAGAGAGCAGAAGTTGCGGAGGGTGGTTGGTGGTAAAGCAACTGCAAGTTCTGTAGATAGAAACGAAGTAAATATTCAAATTTTATATAAGGTAATTCCAATGCCTGAGGCGATAACATACAACTTAAAACTTAAAAGAGTAAGATAGATGGCAAAAAATATTAACATATCAGAATTAGATTTTAATTCTATTAAAAATTCTATTACCAACTATATGGCCGCGGACGAAACCTTCAGTGACTACAGTTTCGAGGGATCTGCTCTTAGTAGTTTGACCGATCTCTTGGCATATAACACATACTACAATTCGTTCTATCTTAACATGATTGCAAATGAAATGTTTTTAGACACGGCGCGGATGAGAAACAATGTTGCATCTAAGGCGAAACTGCTTGGATATCTACCAACATCTGCACGATCTGCAAGGGCGACAATTTCGGCAACCTTTGAAATAACAAACAGTACGGGCAGGAGTAATACGGAATTATCTGTTCTTAAAATTAATAGAGATTTCGTATTCAAATTTTCTGATTTGGGAATTGACTATAGATTTGTTCCGGATATAACCAGAATTGTTGACAGACAAAGAGTCGAAGATTTGGGCGATGGCACATATAAACATGTGTATGAAATTTTTGATCTTGTGGTCGTGCAGGGTGTCGAGGTTGTCGAAAATTATGTAGTAGACACGACAGACCCCAACCAGAAATTTTTTATGTCAAATTCGAATGTTGATACAACCTCGTTAAGAGTATTGATTCGTGAAAATCGTGAAAGTTCTTATTTCGAAGAATTTAAACTCAATACTGACACCATGAAATTGTCTGACATATCGAGAACATATTTCTTGCAAGAATCTCATGAAGAAAAATATGAAGTGGTGTTTGGTGACGGTGTGCTCGGAAAAGAGTTAATAACGGGCAATGTTGTTTCGTTGACATACCTGATCACCGATGGTGCAGTAGTAAATGGGTTGACGGGTAGTATGAATCTGCTTGGAAAGACCGGTGTCGCTGGTCTGAAACTTTCTACTGAGGCAGCCGCGCCGGACAATCTAACTATTATAGGTAGAACTTTCGGTGGTGCAGACAGAGAAACAACAGACTCAATTAGATTTTACGCACCAAGAACTTTTGAGGGACAAAATCGAGCCGTCACGGTGCGCGACTATATGACAATTATTCCTAAAATTTTCCCACAAGCAGAATCTATGAATGTGTGGGGTGGCGAAGATAACGATCCACCACAATATGGCAGAATTTTTATGTCGATCAAA